ATGGCCTCGGGGCTCGGATCGATGGGGTTGCCATCGGCATCGCCGATCCCCTCCCATGCGATGATCGCGCGCCGCGCCAGCGCCTTGGCCATGGCGAGCGCCGCCTCCTCGGTCGCGGACCCCTCGGGCAGGTCGGCAATCGCCTGATCGCCACGCGCGGACACCATCAGCGCGGTGGTCAGCGGGCGGAGCCGGACACGCACGCCGGGGATGAGGTCGCACCACTGCGGCGCGTTGGTGAGGTCGAGGGTCAGCATGACAGGCCTTCTCAATAGGTTGCGACGGTGTTGACTAGGACGGCGGTGCACATGCGGGTGGGGCTGACGGCCCTGGCCGCCTGCCAGTCGAAGGTGGCCTGGATGCCCTGCGGGCCAGGGATCTCGATCCGGGGGCGCGGCAGGTAGACGGCATGGGCAGTGAAGGTGAAGCTGGCCTCGGCCCCGAGGCTCCAGGCGAAGACAAGCTCGCACTGCGTGCCGTCGATGGCCTGCGTGATCAACGTGCTGTCGGCGAAACGGACCTCCACCCGGCCAGTCAGCGCAGCCATGCCGGGGTCTGCCCCTTCGATCCGGCCGTCCGAGCGGATGGTCTCGATCCGGTCCAGCCCGTTGGAATAGGTCACCTCGGCCGAGATGACGTTGCCGAGCGGCGAGCCGTTCCGCGTGATCGCCCCGTTGAAATGGCCAAACCGCTGCAGCGCCAGCGAAGTGGGCGTGCCAGCGGCCGTAGCCGCCGCGACGCTCTCGCCCTGCGCAATCAGCCGCGCTGTCGCCGTCAGCAACCCTGACCGCGCCATCTGCCACGACAACTGATCGCAAACACAGCCGCTGTACATTGCATAGCGCGGCACCTCGGGCATCGCCGTCTCGATGGCCATGCTTGGCAGCGTCCAGTTGCCCGACTGGAAGGTATGGGTCTTGGGTGTGGTGCCGGTGGTCGTCGGCTGACCGAACGCCGCCTTCAGCCAGAGGCCGAAGTTCTCGACGTCGATCGGCACGACGACATCGCCATCGGCGGTGACCGCGTCCTTGATCGGGGCCAGCGGGTCGCGCCCCTGGCCCAGCAGTTCCGAGGCGATCAGCGGCTGTTCGGAGCCAAGAGTGGTGCTGGCAAACGGCACCGTGCGATAGCCCGAGGCGGGCGGGGTGCCATAGACGGTCTCGAACGCAAGCGCCATCTGCGCCCGCGCCCCATGGGCTCGTGCCATCGTGTTCTCCTATCGTAGGTGGGGTCAGGCCAGAGGGTCGGCCGTGGAATAGTGCAGGACGACCGGAATAATCGCCGCCTTCAGGCTGGCGGCACCCTCCACGGACAGATCGACCGGACGCGGCGCTTCCGCCTCGACCCAGTCGCAGAGGCCGCCCAGCGTGCGGTCGGCGGCCAGAGCCGCGCCGACACTGGCGCAGAGCGTGTCGAAGGCGGCGTCACGGGCCGAACCCTGCACGACCGCCTCGATCTCGGCACGGTGCTGGTAATGGTAGCGCAGCGGCGACAGCGTCACCTCGGGCTCCCCTGGCTCGCCATCGCGCAGGATCAGGAGACCAGCGGTCGGCACGCGCTCGGGCAGCACATCACCGCGCAGAGCGGTTGCGGGCATCACCGAGAGCCGCGCATGCAGCGCGGCGAGGATGGTTTCGCGGGGGGTGGGCATGGCCATCCTTTAGTCTAAGGTATGAAAAAGGTAACCAAGTCCGCGAGACTACGATGCAATTGATGATGGGCGGCATTAACGGGAACTATCTAACTAACATCACGCTGAACGCGGCTACTGAGACACAAGAGGTCTTGGCCGCGGTCGCCTACGCGACAGAAATGGACCTTCTGTTTGACTGGTGCTGGAACAACAGCATCCCGCTCAAGTATTATGGCCGTCTGGACGAAGGCGTCCCGGTCAAGACTTCCATCTTGTCCGCTTTCCTCGTCCGCAAGTCGGCCCGGTTCCAATGCCGCCTCGTTCAGCATCACCATGCAAAGGTCATCTGGTGGCGCGAGTACGGTCTCTATATCGGATCCGCAAACCTCACAGCGAGTGCTTGGTACAAGAACGTCGAGGCCGGCTGCTTCTTTCCCGAAGCCGAGATCACAGACGAAATGGCAGAAGATATCCTTGAGCTTTTCGACGTGCTCGATCGGAACTCAACGCCGCTGACAGACGAGTTGCTCGGGGTCATGCAGAAGCGCGAAAAGCAGATTGTGCGTTCGGAGCCACCGTCCGAAGAGTTCTGGAACAGCCCGAGTTTCAACAAGTGGTCCGGGCTCGTGCAGACAGCGAAGAAAAAGGCCACTGACCGCCGCCGGGAGGCATTCCTCGAGGAATGGCACTCAACGCTTCAACAACTGCGCGATATCGGAAACTTGGTGAGCAAGCCCGAGAACAGACCCTCCTGGATTGACAGCAATGCCCCTGCGGGCGCTCAGGGCGACCAGTTCCTCCACGCGCATTACTATCAGCGCACCTTCGACGGACGCAGAGCCCTTTACGCTGAGCATTTCGAACAGAACAAGCGGAACCCTGATGCTGCGCTCGCAGACGCTATCAAGTGGTGGCGCAACCTGCCCAAGGCACCGACCGAAGAGGACGTCATGTTGAATTCCACCGCGCCGATGTTGCGCGAGGCGCTCACTGCCGAGGCCATCGACGATATGGACTATGGGGCCTTTCGCGAGATCTGCATGGGCATACATTCCATCAAAGACTATGCGCGACGCGTCGCGAATAAGGCTGTCGGTCTTCGTGAGGACGGGACGACGTATACTATACCAGAAAAGGTCGACGCGCTCTCGAAGCGGATTTGGGGCGACAAGTCCGCTGGCGGCAATGACGTGAAGCAGCTCTTGAAGTTCATCCTCTATGGTGGTCCGGAGGCACAGTTGCCTGAGCGCCTCTGGACCGCTTTTCATGACCCGAAATGGAAGATCGAAGGCCTCGGGGTCAGTGCGTTGGGGGAACTTGTCGGCTGGGCATTGCCAGATCGCTTCCCTCCTCGGAATGGGAGAACGTCGAAATCTCTTAAGTCTCTGGGCTACGACGTCACAGTCCACGTTGGGTGATTATCCGGATCTGCCCTCCACCCAGTTCGCCACGATCAGCCCCGGCACCGCGTCATGCGCCCGAGTTGCATCACGTGCCAGGTCCAGCCGCTTCGGCAGCTTGACCTGCGGCACCATCAGGAAGATCGGCGCGGTGACGACGCCCCGGCCGGTCTTTGACCGTGACGCGACGGCCCGGCCCTTCGTGTTCAACCGCCCCTCGGCCACCAGAAGGCTCGGGCCCCTGCGGCGATAGATGAAGCGCAGGCGCAGGCCGGTCCGGCGTTCCCATTCGGCGGGGGTGATCCGGCTGCCGCGAAGAGACTTTCCCGCAGCGGGCGTGGGGATCGCCAGCCAGAAGCCGCTTTTCGAGCGGATCAGCGGGCCGGTGTCGTGCGCGCCGACGATGACCGGGGCATTGGACCAGACCACGGTCGCCGCGTTCAGGCTGGGCTTGGCCTTCGGGAACTGCTCCGACCGGATGGTGCGGGCAAGCCGCGGCCCAAGTCCCGCGCCGGTGATCTGCAGCCGCCAGGCGGCCTTCAGCCCGGTCCCGGCCTCGCGGATTGCAGCCGACACGGCCCGCTCGCCCGCTGCCACCTCGGCCGCCATCATCGCGACGATGTCGGGATCGAAATCGAGTTTCAGTTTCACGCTGGCCTTAGATCGACGGTCCAGACCAACCGCTCGCGGTCGCGAACGGGTTCGCCCTGGATGAGGAAGGCGTCGCCGTCGATCTCGATGCGGTCGCCGGGGCGCGGGGCTGGCACCTCGGCCACGCGCAGGTCGATGCGGGTGGTTTCGGACCAGAGCCGCGCATCGCCGTAGTCTGTGATGGCATCGGCACGCCGGGCAACAACGCGCACGAGTCGGGGTGCGCCGCCATCGGCGATATAGATCGCGTCGCGACCGATGTTCGGGTCGGCGAAAAGCGCGCCCACGGCGGCGGCAAAGGCGCTCATCAGAAGCTCGCGTTCAGCCGCACCCGGCCGATAATATCGCTCGCGCCACCCGCCACCGCGACCACGGCCACGCCGATCAGGGTGTTCGAGGTGGTGGTCTTGGTCGCTTCCTTGGCGGTGTTGTCCCAATAGACCTTGTCGCCTGCGGCCCAGGCTTGCGATGCGACCTTCTTCAGATCGTAGACGCCGGTGAGCGCGGCCTCGACGGACTCGCCAAGGGCGGCGGTGCCAGCGGCGACCCCGAAGATGGAGCCGACAAGCAGGCCATCGCCGGAGGTGACGGCATAGGGCGCGGTCAGGGTGATGGTGTTGCCAAGCTGGACGTAGTTCTTCATGGGGGTGATCCTCGTGGAAAGACGAAGGGCGGCCCGATTGGACCGCCCGTGTGTCAGGATTCAGCATGTCGGCGCGCTGGTTACGCGCCCGGGTTCTTGTAGAGGCCGCGCCAGTCGATGGCCTTGGCGCCGAAGTCGAGGCGGCACTTGATCTCGACCCCGTCGACGTCGAAGCCGTTGCGGGTTTCGATGTAGGCGCCCTGCTGGCCCTCGAGATAGGCGTATTCGATGGTGTCGATCTGGTTGGGCGAGGCCGCCAGATACCAGGAGGTGGCGCTTGCCGCATCGAGGCGCGGTTCGCTGATCGGCGACAGCGTCCGGATCGACTGCGGCACCACCTTGGCACTGTCGGCGGGGACGAGGTTCTGGGCGATCAGCTGCTCGGCCTTCAGTTCAAGGGCCGCGGGCACGATCAGGAAGGCGGGGCGGATGTTCAGCACCGTCTTCTTGTCGAGGCCGGTCTGGAGCGCCATCGCCGCCCGGGCCGCGCCGACACTCGCCACATCCAGCGCCGCGCCGGTGCCTGCAAGGTTCTTGTGGTTGGCGTGGAACAGCGCGTTACCGTCCGCCATCGCCGGGTTGGCGGTGATGATGCCCCAGACAACGTCGCTTTCCAGCTGGGCGATGGAGTTGCCGTACATTGCCGGGATCCGGGTGAAGGCGTCGAGATCGTCGTTGATCAGCGTCTGACGGGTGATCGCGACCACCCGGCCATAAGTCTTGACCTTGTAGCTCTCCTTGGACTCCCCGAGCGTGCCACGCTTGAACTCGCCGCTCTCGCCGACTTCGAGCAGCTGCGGCGCCTCGCCGAGCTG